GGGTTTATCTTCTTGTGTTGCTTCCATGCCTACCCCTTATGAAATTGTACTTGACCTTAGCGGTTATTTCTCGAATATGTCAATAAATGCGTTTCGCGTTTCGTCTACGTCGAAATAGCATTTTGCATTGTCGTACGCTTCACGCAGGATTGACAGCATCTTGTTGTTACTTCTGATTAGCGACCTGTCGATGTTCATGCGGTCAGGGACCATCGTAAACAGTTTCATGGTGCCAGGTTGACGCGCTTGAATGTAGTACACGGTGGGCACACCCGGCTTGCGAACATACCAAATGCTGAACGTGTCGTTGAGAGTTTCGAGACTGAAAACATAGGTAGCCTCTGAATCCTTGGTTTTAATCATGTTCCCGCCGTTGTCAACAAAGATGTTTTCAACGGCGTACGCGGCGTATTCGGTGCCTTCGATGAATCGTCCGAACCGGCTTGCGTAGGCTTCTTTCTTGAACTGCTCTGAATCGGGGAAGTCTACCGCGATGTAGGCCAACCCGGTCTTGTCCTTCGCCTTGACTTGAATCTTTCCGTCAGAGCTGGGGCGAATTTTCCACTTGAGAAAGTAGGGGTTGTTGATGCTGACGGCGTTTGCGAGTAGTAATACTCGTACGCGGTCTTGCATTCGTTCAACGGTGTTCACAAAGTTCAACATGATTGTTGCCTCATTGCGCAAATACTGTGTTGCACCCTTTTCAAGGATGAACTCGTCAACGATAATCCACTTGACAAAGGGGAACGGGGTTGACTTGTAACGTTGCGTTGTGCTGAGTGAAATGAAATGACCGATCTTCTTCCACGTACGCGCTTTCAAACGCTTGTTGAATTCGGCTTCACTCTCGTCTTCGAGCTGTGTCAATCGCCGTGTTGCAAGTGCCAACTTCTTTGTTGTGTCGAACTCCCATTCGGGCCACTCGTGCGCGATGTCATCGAAGAAAAGCCCGCGAGCCTCGTCAAGTTCTTCCACGTATCGACGCATGTAGATGAACTGAGAGTCACTAGTGAGCGCATCACCGATAGCAATTTTCTTTGCACCGTAGCTCTTACCGATGCCACGGCCACCGGGTACAAAGTTGAGAACACAGTTGTGTGACAGGATGCGCTTGAAGCTGTAGAAGGTCTTGATTGACATGTCTAGACCTTACACGAATTTCTGAAAGTCGAGCCTGTTACCGCCCACGTCAGCAGTAGCCAACAGTTGCGCGTGCAAGTGCGGGCCGGTCGTGTCTCCGGTGTTACCGGACACGGCGACGGTCTGACCCTTCGTGTAGTGACCGGGTGCAACCTGATCGCTGAGATGTTGCATCATGAATGCAACGGCGGTGTCACCGCCTGATGTTTCCCGGTACACACCGTTCATGAGGGTATTGGATGCGGGGAGTTTGCGAGCCGCCGCCACATCGAGCACAAGCATTGTTTTCAATCCTGCACCGTCGATGTTCGGGTAGTTGACAACCGTGCCGTCTGCTACTGCCTTGATCTCAGTTCCAACAGGCATAGCCCAGTCGGTGCCACCGCGTGAGTAGGTCCAATGATCCTCCCAGTTACCGGTCATTGGGAATGCGGGTGTGAACCAGTCAGTCAGACCGGTTCCCGGTTCGGGGTCAACGGGTCCACCGATTGCGCTGACAATCCATAGTGCGCCGCCTGTGGGGACTGCGAGATATTTAGCCCCGTCATCCATGTTGACAACGAGCTGGTCGCCAAACTTTCGCACGGTTGTTGGTTTAGACATGGTGCGAGCATAGCAGAACGCCCCGACCAATTGGCCGGGGCGTTTCGAGTTGTCTTAGTTTATTGCTTCGTTCAGAGCAACCTTTACGCCCTTGCTACCTGCCGCAGCTGACACGGCTTTCAGGTACCCTGTTGTTACGCCTGCAATCATGCCCGCGTGCGTGTAAACGTCTGCCCAAGTTCTGCCACTGTCGGCGGAGTACGCATAACGTACATCGCCCGCTGAGTTGTAGATTCTGATGTGAGCGTCAGCAACAGCGCCGCTGACAATCTGAACGTCTGCTACTGCCGATGTTCCGCCGCGTGTGACGTATACGCCGTTACCTGCGCGGTATACACCTGTGTTGAAAACTAGGATGTCCCAGTTTGTCGGCATTGCTGCTACGGCGTCGAGGTATACAGCGACGGTGTCACCGCCGCTAACGTTGAGTGCGACCTCTGCAAGGAATGGCTTTGTAAGGTCAAGTGTTGCCGCTAGTGCGCTTTGTGACTTACCCGATGTGAAGAATGAGCCGTCAAGGTCATACGCGGTTCCCGCACTGTTGCTAACCCACTTTGCGGGCTTCATGGTGTTCACAGGCATCCCGATTGTCTTACTCCCGAATCCGGAGCGTGAGCGCGCCAACTGATACCCCGACGCTTGACCGACAGTGCGAATGAATCTGTCAATAAAGCTCCTTGCAAGAACCTTCATCCCGTTCGAGCCCCAGTGTGAAACGTCGTCCTTGTCGGCGGTCTGAGTGTAGATCGGCCACACTAGCGGCAGGAAGTCGGGAACTTGATCAATCGCCGCGTTGTAAGCATGGTACGGAACGGGAAGACGTGTGACGGCTACGGGTACCATTCCAAGATGCCCGCGAATCCGGGTGATGAGGGACATCAGCTGACCGCCAAATGTTGCCACGGCGACGGATGCAAGGTGATCGTTGATACCGGATGACAGCCACACGTAAATCTGTGGTTCGTAACCCTTAGCGCGAATTTCAGCGATTGCGGCTGTCGTTCGTGCCATGAATGCCTGAAAGTATGTGCCGACAGTTTCCCATTCTGACAGCTTGCTTCCACCCTGTCCGAACTTGACAAGGTAAACTTGATCCTCCCATTCACCGCCCTCTGCACTGTCTGCTAGGCCTGCTTCCCACCCGTGTTGCAGAGCACTGACAAGTCCGGCGTGACCGATGTTGTTGTTTACCCCGATTTGGAGTGTTTCAAACTTCATGGTCGTACTGTTGAAGATTTGCACGGCGGGTCGGGGGAGTTTTTCAGCGGCGCTCAACTGTGTGTTTAGTGCCTGACCACCCGAGTTGCTTTCAGTACCCCAAATGTGGAGTGGCACGAATCGACGGGATGTGTATTTTGACGCGAGGGTGTCGGGTGAGAGTCGACCCGTTTCGATAACACTCTGAACGCTCTTTGACGCGTAGTCGGCGTCAAGCGCTGTCTTTGCGAGTCGACCCGTTTCAACAGCAACCTGTGTAGCCTTAGATGAGTACAACCCGTTCAACAGTTGACGAAACTCTGTTTCGACGTTTGTTGCAACACCCGTCATAACCGGATCAGACACAGTGATGCCGGTGTTGACAATCTCCTGAACGATGGTGTTGAACTCTGTGACAAGATCGCCCATTGCTGCGGCGTTGGCAGCGGCAAACCCCACCATTGCGGTGTTGGTGTTCGTGATGGTTCGGTTAACCTCGTTTACGAATGCTTCGATCAGCTTCGCGGTTGACCCGTCGATGTATGGTGACAGTTCGACAACGTATTTGCGGAGTCGTTCGACGAACTCGTGCATCTGTTCGCCCTCTTGATAGGCGAACAGTACCGTCTTCGGGAATGCTCCACCGAGACCCAAGAATGGGTCTACTGGTGCGATGTACGGGGGAACGATTGTCATGTTAGTATCCTCTTCTGACTAGGTGGCTTGCTCCATCGGACCACAACTGCATAAAGCAATCCGCTAGCATGGAGACCACCATAGCATCGATGTTTAGGAATGTTGCTCGTTGTGCAATGATGAGGTCGGCGGCGTTACCCTGCATTCCCTTAGTGAGTGTGCTACCGCTTCCGGTGGTGTTGCTGGCGTTCTCGTCTTCGGCTGTCGCGTTCGCTGTAACCTTCGATGTACCATCACCGTCTTGCGAGCTTGTCGCATACGCCCCACGCTCACTGAGAGCTGACTGCGGGAACTCTGACGCAACCGTGAGACTCTTTGACTCACTCTCCGATGTGTTCACGTTGACACTCTTCGCTGTTCCGCCCTGTGTACTTTCGGCGGTGTTCGTTGACTCGATGTTGATAGTGGTCAACGCGTCGAACTTCAACGCCGCTGACTCGTACATGAGATTCATCAGCGGCATTTCAAGATGCATCTTACGACGCACCGCGAATGCAAACATGGATATTGTTTCCATGCCGATTTCTTGATTCCAGTATTGCCGCTTGATTTTTTCGTTGAGTTCTTCACGGTCAACGCCGCTGTATAGCGGGTAGTCGTCAAGACCAATCCACTTGTCAACCGTCATGCCTTCGGGAGTAAGCGCAATTGCGCGCTTCAACTCCATTGTAAATGTTGCCATTATTCGACCTCTCCGGGTGTGGGTGGCACATCTGTCACGTCAACATCCTTGACAGGTTGCTGATAGTAGTCAACGCTGATGTCGGTACCGAAACGCTTGTTGATTCGCTCGCAAGCATCCTGACGTTGATTCAAGTTCACGCGGCGTGTTGCGGCGATCTGGTCGGCGTTACCGTCAACCTCTGCCTCAACAAGGCGTTCCTTCTTGTCCTGATTAGTGTTGTCGATGCCCAACAACCCTAGAGCTTCGTTGTACCACCGTGTTCGGAGAACGTGACCCCGGTCCAACATGTCAGGGTTTATGTTCATGTCAATTGAGGTGATAGCTTCCTGCAATGACGGTTGACCGAACTCCGGCTTTTTGACCGTGACAACCCGTACACCCTCTTCAATCTGCAAGAGTGTGTTCTGCATACTAAGTAGCATGTTCTCGGGTACTGCTGCAAACCCGGTCTGACGTGCGTTGAAGGTGTTTATTTCAAGCGTCCGGTCAGTGTTCGCTAGGCGTGATGCGTAAATCTTCACGATGTCAAGGTCAGTGCGGCGTAGCGCGTTTGAATAGATCGGCTCGCATTCAGCCTTCTTGAGCATGATGCTACCAAACCCACCCTGACCGGTTGCGAGAAATCCGAGAGGGTCGCCGTAGTGATTCAACCGTGATGAGGGTGTCCCCGATAGTGCGAGTTGTCCGAAATCCTTATGTTCAAAGTAGACTGCACAACCCTTGTTGAAAAGGATTAGTTCTAGGTATCGCTCGCTGATGCTGTCGGGTGTGTTCTTCCACTCGAAACGAGCCATTGCAAGCTCGGTCATAACGCGTGTAAGCATCCGCTCAATTGTGACTGTCCGGTTCAAACCGTCATTGCGGTTGCGGGTCAAGTCAAACGCGTTGTAGAAGTCTTCTTGCACGTGATCTCTGCCGCGTGACATTAGTAACCAATCGTGATGTCAGGCAGTGCCACATTATCTGCAATGCTGATTCGGCCAATGTCGGCGGGATTCTCCCACACTTTGACACCTTTCATAAGTATTCCCTTGATTGTGTTCTTGATGAATTCTGGAATGTTCGCGGTATCGAGGTAGACGGCTTGCATCTTCCAATAGCTGAACTTAGACATTACCATCAGGCTAATAGGCACCTCGGACCATGCTTGCACAGCGTAACCGTACTGTAGCCAATAGTCACCGTTTGCACGTGTCGCGGCGGGGTCCATCATCTTAAACCGAAGCGCAATTTCAACGTTGTTGAATACAAGGTTGAACGATTCGCCGCCCATTTGACCAACCGTTGTTGGCTGTGTCATGCGTGAATCCTGCACTGCCGCGTTGATTCCAGCGATGGTGTTCGCCTTGTCACCCATTGCGCCGAACGCGGCAAGCTTCGCGTTTGTCTGCGAAATCGCGCTTGAAGCCCCTACGCCGATCTCCTGGTTAGCGAAACCCCCCATGTGTTGAATTGAGTTTGCACGGGCTAGTGAGTCGTTCTGAATTCCCGTGTTCACCATAGAGGCGATAGCTCCACCCGTTGACATTCCAGCGCCAAGCAACATCCCACCCGGGCCTGCTACAGCACCGCCAGCTGTGCTAGTGGCAACATTGGAAATAGCTCCCGCAATCATGCTGCTGTTGGCCGTTTCGATGGTGTTGCTTGTCAGCTGCGAGGCCATTTTTCGTGACACGTCACCGGAGTTGCGGGCCGCGTTGATACCCGTATTTGAGTTGTCAACACTTGCGCGGTTCGTCGCGCCAGCCTTTGTGTAAGCCCAGTCAGCGCTGCTGTTCTGATACGCCAGGTTGTGTTTGTTGTTTGCCAGGTAGGCAATCGCGGAATCGTTTACGGCTGGCATTGTCGGGAAGTTTGCGATCATCGTTGTTACGTCGAGGTATTCGCCGCCGTCATCACCCGGCCCAAGTTCATGTGGTGAGACCCCATTCATTTCCGTCGGAATCCAGTTTTTCTTATCCTCAATCGCGCTGTCAGACTTAGCGTTGTAACGCTGTGGTGAGAACACGACACGCTGTGACGGTGGTACGATGCACGCTGACTCGGTGATTGTCGCGTTAGCGTCGGCCCACGCTTCGGGTTTGAGGATTACCGGTGTTGCACCCCACGTAGTCATTTCAACAATGGTGTACGGGTATACAAGCATCTTGTCAAGGTGTCGATACTCCTCGGGGAGTAGTGCGCGCAACGCCTCACGCCAATTCGCCTTTACCTGATGCTGAAGAGTCGGGTATGCAAACGGTGGCGCGGGTGACATGTTCGCGTGCTCTGTTGGACCCGTTGCATCCGCGTTGTAATCGAAACCGGGAAGGTAGCGATTAACGCGTGGAATCAGTGTGATGCT